GTGAAAAATATTCACCAATTATCAATATGTTACAGCGGCTGAATCCACAGGACCCGTGCGGCCCAGGCAATCTTCTGGTTTTCCAGTACCGGGCCGCTATCAGGTGAGAGCACCAGGTTGTAGAGCTCGCGCTTGTAGCCGCGGCGCACGATGCCTTGCAGCAGCCGGCCGTCTTCCACGGCGACCAAGCAGAGTCGGTCCATGGATTGGTCTGGGGGCTCTTGTACGCCTGAGACGAAGTATAACCAGCCGTCGAAGGTGGTTTGGACCATGCGCACCTGGATGGCAAACGAGCCCGAGGGCACGTCGGGCGGGGCGATGGCGGTGTCGTGGGTGCCTTTGGGCAGCAGGGTGACGATCGATCCTGGGCCGATGTAGCCGGCAATCGGCACTTTGCGCACGTCGTCCAAGACCTCGATGCCGGCCTGGCGCATGACTTCGGTGACAGGTAAGAGCAATTGACCGGCAATGGCCTTGGCTTCGTCCATAGACATGGCTCGCTTGCCAGCGAACATGTAACTGATGGCTGCAGGGTCCAAGTCAATGCGCTTGGCGAGCTGGCGCTGCGATAGACCAATGCGCGCGAGCTGTTCTTGGAACCAGGCTTTGTTAACGGCGGAGGAATTGCCCATTGAGCTTATATCGGGATTGGGCTCTAGATATTGAGGCAAACGCAACATGGAGTCAACGGCAGTTATAATCATTCTTGTGGGCAACAAAGTATTGAAGGGGCGAAGGATTTTATTGAATCTGTAAGTGTTGGTTTTTTTTGAGATAAGCGATGAGTAAAACAAAACACGATGCGCAGCCCGCAATGTCGGTGGTGATGCGATTGGGCGGTTGTCGGGCAGTGGCGCGATTGGTGGGCGTGAGTCCGTCAGCGGTGTCTCGCTGGTGTACGCCGGCGCCATTAGGTGGTACGGGTGGCCGGATTCCGCAGCGACATTGGGGCAGCTTGATTGCGCAAGCGGCCAAGCGTGGTGTGGTGCTGGACGCACAAACGCTGGCCGGATTGCCTCGGCCTAGTTGATGAGGATAACCCAACACGGTGCGATAATCTAACCGCCAGCGCCGATGCCCTTGTCTAGCTAACGAGGGTTTCATCGACTCCCCTGTCCCGAATATCGGCGCTGGCATCTTTAAGGACAGGGCAAAAAAAACAACAATGGGACGGGGATGCAGTTAACTTCGGAATCTATAGCACGCCATCTAGGCGGCGCATCAAAATCTGGCGACAACTGGTCGTGCCGCTGTCCAGCGCACGAAGACCAGCGCGCGTCGCTATCTATCAAAGAAGAGTCCAACGGCAAGCTTCTAGTCCACTGTCATGCAGGCTGCGCACAGGCGGACGTGGTGGCAGAACTCAAGGCGCGCGGTCTTTGGAACACACCTAAAACAGTCATTTCACCGGATCCATTACCGGTGCAAATCAATCTGGGGCAAGGAAAAGGCCAGGTCATTGCCGAGTACAGCTACACCGACGAGCATGGCCAGCTGCTCTACCAGGCACTGAGGTATGTGCCGAAGGATTTTAGGCAGCGCGCACCAATCAATGGCAGCGGGTGGACCTGGTCAATCAAGGGTGTGCGCCGGGTGCTATATCGGCTGCCCGAAGTTCTTGCCGCCATCGCAGAGGGCAAAACGGTTTATGTCTGCGAGGGCGAGAAGGACGTTGAGGTAGCGCGGTCCTTGGGTCTGGTTGCGACCTGCAATGCGATGGGTGCGGACAACGGGTCCGGCAACAAGTGGCTGCCGGAGTTCGGGGAACTTTTGCGGGGCGCAGATGTCGTGGTCGTGCCGGACCAGGACGAGCCTGGCCGGCGTCACGCTGAATGGGTAATTAGTACCCTGCGGGACAAGGCGCGCAGCGTCAGAGTCGTCAATCCTACGTCAGGTAAAGACTTGGCCGACTGGATCGAAGCGGGCGCTACTGTTGATGACATTGTCAACAATACAGTCGATGCGTTTGATGTAGATCAATCCAGTAACGACAATCCCGGCAACTTCCCATTTTTTGATGTGTCAGATTTGATCGCTGACATTAAGCCCATTGACTGGCTGGTGCGCGATGCGTTTGAGGCGGATTCCCTGGCGCTGATCTACGGGCAACCGGGCGGCGGCAAATCTTTTTTTGCAGTCGACATTGCTTGCGCAATTGCCACCGGCAACGCGTTCTTTGAGCGCCAGGTCAAGCAGGGGCCGGTGTTCTATATCGCCGGCGAAGGCCACAACGGTCTGGCCAGGCGATTCAAAGCCTGGGAAGTGTCCCACGGTGTCCCGATTGTCCCAGGGACACTGTTTAAGTCGGGCGGCGCCATGGCGGCGCTTGATGAGGACAGCATCCGCGCGGTGTATGAGCAGATCGCACGCACGTGCGACGCCAGTGGTCAGGCACCGGCCTTCATTTGCATCGATACCTTGGCCCGTAACTTTGGCGCCGGCGACGAAAACTCCACTGAAGACATGTCGGTCTTCATCTCCCACCTGGACAAATGGCTGCGCCGGCCGTTTGGCTGCTGCGTGGCGACCGTCCATCACGCCGGGCACAACATGGAGCGGGCGCGCGGATCCTCGGCATTAAAAGCCGCGGTGGACGCGGAGTGCGAAGTCTCGCGGGATGACTCGGGCCTGGTCCGGGTGCGCTTTACAAAGATGAAAGACGCCGAGATTCCGCCCGAGATGATGCTGAAGTTAAAGGGCGTCGAGCTGCCCGGTTTGTTGGATGAAGACGGCAACCCGGTGACCTCCGCGGTGCTGGACGTGGCTGGCGACATGATCCATTCGCAGCTGGCCAAGCGCACCGACGGCACCCAGATCACGGCCATCGAAGTGTTGAAGATCCTTGACCAGAAGTGGCACACGGCTCGCCAGCTGGAAGATCCGCTGATGGTATCGAAGTCCACTGCTGGGCGCGTCATGGGCGCATTGAAGCGCTTGGGATTTATAGGCGAGCAAGGCATCACGCAGGCTGGATTGGATGAGCTCTCGCGCGCCGGGCACGAGATTTTGGGGCACGGCAAACCTGTTTGGAAGAGATCAAAGTGACAAGGGTTTTGTCAGGATTTTGTAAGAAAAGTGTCCCAGAAACGCCTGGGACACCTTGTGATTGGACTGTCCCAGACTTGCTGGGACAAGAGTGGACACTAACCGTAAAACGTAGCAAACGTGCGGTAGTTTTGTCCCAAAACGATCTGGGACACCTTGGGACGGTCAGTGTCCCATGTCCCACCACCTTATATAAGGTGGGACAGTATGGGACACCCCTGGGACAGGCTTAAAAAAGGAGAGCAAAAATGACAATTTTTATCCCGGTGCTTTTCTTGTGCATCGCTGGCAATTGCGAGTTCATGCAGCAGACGCGCTACTTCACGAGCGAGGCGCTGTGCCAGGAAGTCCTGGTTGAGCAAAAGCAAAAAATGCACAACATGGCAACAGCATTGAACGAGGTGATTACGCAGATGGAAGGCACCTGCATTGACGCAACCATCCAAAGCACCATGATGGTCAAGGGGAAGCGATGATCAACCTCACCTTACCGTACCCACCTTCGGGCAACACGATGTGGCGCAAAGGGCAAGGCAGGACTTATCTGGGCGAGAAGGCCAAAGGGTTCTATCGCGACGTGCAGTACGCCGTCATGCAGCAGGGCAAGATGGTTAACCTGGATGTGCCCGTCATAGTCGAGTGCCGGCTGTATCCGCCAGACAATCGCCGGCGCGATTTGGATAATGCCTGGAAGGTTTTGGCCGATAGTCTGACTCGAGCGCGAGTGTGGCAGGATGATCACCAGGTGCGCAGCTTGCATTTGGTCTGGCAGGATCCCGAGCCAGGCGGAAAGGTCGAGATCACAATTGCTTTGCATGGTGAGAGAATCGCATCATGATCAGAAAATTACCGATACTTACCGACATGGCAACTGAAGAATTGACAGGCCGCGATCGATCGGAGGCAAACCTACGCAAGGGCGGAGGCCGACCGAAGGGAAAGCCGAACAAAGTTAACGGCGATGTGAAGGCTATGGTACTGGGCGCGCTGGAACAAGTCGGCGGCCAGCAGTACTTGGCCGAGCAGGCCGAGGCTAACCCGACGGCGTTCATGTCCCTGGTGGGCAAGGTGCTACCGCGTGAGATGAAGGCCGAGGTATCCGGCGCAATCGAGCTGGTGCTGGCAGAAAAGCTCAAGCAAGCACGCGAACGTGTCTACTGACGTTCAGCACGAGCTGATCGACTTCATTGCCGGGTTCACGCACAACCCGCTCGGGTTTGTGCTGGCTGCGTTTGAGTGGGGCCAGGGCGAGCTGGTCGGCTTTGATGGACCTGACGAGTGGCAGCGTGATGCACTGATTGAGATCGGCAAGCGGCTGCAGGCCGGCATGTCGGCTGATGAGGCGATCCAGCTGGCGATTGCGTCTGGCCACGGCATCGGCAAATCAGCGCTGGTGTCCTGGCTGATCTTGTGGGCGATCGCCACCCACGAGGACACCAAGGGCGTGGTGACTGCCAACACCGAGAACCAGCTCAAAACCAAAACCTGGGCGGAGCTGGCCAAGTGGCACCGCATCTGCCTGGTGCGCCACTGGTTTGAGCTGACCGCCACGGCGCTGTTTTCCAAGGATCCAGCGCACGAGAAGACCTGGCGCATCGACATGGTGGCCTGGTCCGAGCGCAACACCGAAGCGTTTGCCGGCTTGCACAACAAGGGCAAGCGCATCTTGCTGGTGTTCGATGAGGCGTCCGCCATCCCTGACCTGATCTGGGAAGTCTCGGAGGGTGCGCTGACTGACGCCAACACCGAGATCATCTGGTGCTGCTTTGGTAACCCGACCTTAAACACCGGGCGGTTTCGTGAATGCTTTGGGCGCTTTCGCCACCGGTGGATCACCCGGCAGATCGATAGCCGCACCGTGGCCATGACGAACAAGGCCCAGCTGCAGAAGTGGGTCGACGATTACGGCGAGGACTCCGACTTTGTGCGCGTGCGTGTGCGCGGCGTGTTCCCGTCGAGCTCGGCCAATGCGCTGATTGGACCCGAGGACGTCGAGCGCGCTATGTCGCGCCACTACGATGTGACACAGTACGAGTTTGCCGCCAAGATCCTGGGCGTGGACGTGGCTAGGCAGGGCGACGACAGCTCGGTGATCTACCCGCGCCAGGGCAGAGTGGCATTTAAGCCACGCCTTTTGCGCATCCCGGACACCATGTTGGTCGCCCAGCAGGTGGCCCTGTCGATGGACAAGTGGAAGCCGGACGCTGTGTTTGTTGACTCGACCGGCGGCTATGGCGTTGGGGTCGTGGATGCGCTGCGCCAGATCAACAAGACGCCGATCGAGGTGTACTTCAGCGGCAAGCCGCTCGATGGCCGGTACTTTAACAAGCGAAGCGAGATGTGGTTTGAGATGGCTAAGTGGATCAAGGATGGCGGTGCGCTGCCGCGGGATCGGGAGCTGGCCGAGGAGCTGATTGCAGCGACCTACACCTTCCAGGGCGACAAGTTTAGATTGTGCGACAAGGACGACATCAAGGATTTGATTGGGCGCAGCCCGGACAAGGCTGACGCACTGGCATTAACCTTTGCTTACCCGGTGTCGCCGAGCCTGGCGCACATTCATCCGAGTCTGGGGCAGATGGCAGCAGCGGTGACTGAATACGATCCGCTGCAAAGCGCTTGATTATTCTGGGCAAATTGGTGCGATAATCCGTGCACGTTGTGATATTCACATGAGGTGATCTATGTGCTTTGGTGGCAGCTCAAAACCCCCACCGCCTCCGCCTCCGCCACCGGTAGCGCCGGTCGAGCAGGAGCAGGCTGTTCAGGATTCTATGGACCGTGAGCGCCGCCGTCAGGCAGCTGCCATGGGTCAGCAATCAACGATTCTGACAAGCGGCATGGGCGTGCAGGCGCCTGCGGCGACGACTCAAAAAACTTTGCTAGGAGCATGAAATGTGTTTTTTTGGACGTAGCAGATCGCAGCCAGCACCAGTGCCAGCACCTGTTGCGCAGCCTGCAGCCACGCCTGCGGTAGACGTAAACGCGGAGCAGGATGAGCAACGCCGGCGCATGGCTGCAATGGACGCTAACACCCAGGACAGTATGGCCGCAGCCACTGCAGCACCTAAGACCGTGCTGGGTGGCTGATTGTGTGTTTGCCTGGCATGCAGCGATCAGCGCCGCCAGCGCAAGCAGCGCAGCAGGTATTTAATGCCGAGAGCTCTGGGTATGACTACAAAACCGCAACGGCTGCTGGCATGGGTCCAGCAGCCAGCGGCGAGAACCAAGGCCACTGGGGATCGGTCACGATGGCCAGTGATGCGGACAAGAAGAAGTACGGCTTGCCAGACGAGAGCTACCTGCTGTTGAAAGGCAAGTCACACAAGACCTGGGACTTAGCAGTCAAGGGCGAGGAAGAACGCGGGTTTGAGGTAAAGAAATACGGTAACCGCTACTACTCCGTGCCAAAGGGAACGAAGTGATGGAAACAAAGCGCGAACAGTTTAACCGCCGCCTCGGCTCATTAAAGACCGAGCGATCGTCGTTTATCGAGCACTGGCGAGAGCTGTCTGACTACATCCTGCCGCGCCAATCCCGTTTTGTTGTCACCGATCGCAACCGGGGCGACCGCAAGAATTCCAAGATCGTCGATAACACCGCAACACTGGCGGTGCGCACACTGGCCTCCGGCATGATGTCGGGCATCACGTCACCTGCGCGCCCGTGGTTCTCGCTGCGCACGCCCGATCCTGGCTTAAACGAATTCAAGCCGGTCAAGATGTGGCTGGACCTGGTGCGCACGCGCATGACTGAAGTCTTCCTGCGCAGCAATCTGTACACCACGCTGCCCATTACCTACGGTGACTTAGGTGTTTTTGGCACCAATGCGTTTGCGGTGCTCGAGGACCAAGAGGATGTGATCCGCTGCTACCCATATCCGATTGGCAGCTACATGCTGGGCGTGTCGTACCGCGGCAATGTCGACACGTGCTACCGTGAGTTTCAAATGTCGGTGTCGCAGGTGGTGGGCCAGTTCGGCATCGATCAAGTATCGGAAACAGTCAAGAACCTCTACGAGCGCGGCAACAAGGACGCCTGGATCGATGTGATCCACGTGGTTGAGCCCAATCAAGAGTACGACCAGCGCCGGCCAGCATCGAAGTACAAGCGTTTTCGTAGCGTTTACTACGAGGCAGGCAACAACCAGGACAAGTTTCTGCGCGAGTCTGGCTTTGATGACTTCCCGCTGATGGCGCCTCGCTGGGCGCTGACGGGCGAGGACATCTACGGCTATTCGCCAGCGATGGATGCGTTAGGCGACATCAAAGCGCTGCAGCTCGAGCAGCGACGCAAGGCCCAGGCAATCGACAAGCTGGTCAATCCACCGATGACGGCGCCTTCATCGCTGCGCAACCAGCGCGCCAGCCTTCTGCCGGGTGATGTGACCTACGTGGATGTGCAGCAAGGCGGCCAGGGATTTGCGCCTGCCTACCAGATCAACCCGCGTATCAACGAGCTGATGATGGACATCCAGGAGAACCAAGGCCGCATTCGCCGTGCGTTCTTCGAGGATCTGTTCCTGATGATTGCCAACGATTCGCGCAGCAACATCACCGCCCGCGAGATCCAGGAGCGCCACGAAGAGAAGCTTTTAATGCTCGGTCCCGTGCTTGAGCGTCTAAACGATGAGCTGCTGGACCCGCTGATTGATCGCGCATTTAACATCATGATGAAGGTCGGCATGATCCCGCCGCCGCCCAAAGAGCTGCAGGGCATAGATCTGTCGGTCGAGTACATCAGCGTGATGGCCCAGGCCATGAAGATGGTGGGCATCTCATCGATTGAGCGCACGATGCAGTTTGCCGGCCAGATGGCGCAAGCCAACCCGCAGGTGCTCGACAAAATCGATTTTGACCAAGCGCTTGACGAGTACAGCTCAATGCTTGGCGTGCCACCGTCGATCATCAAAGACGACGCCGAAGTGGCAGAGGTGCGAGCCCAGCGTGCCCAGCAGCAGAACTCGATGATGGCCATGCAAATGGCGCAGCAGGGCGCGCAAAGCGCGAAGACCCTCTCCGAGACAGAGGTCACCGATGAGAATGCGCTGACCAACATGATCAACAACCTGCGCGGCGCGCCCGCGTGATAAAGGAGATGCCATGAAGAAGGGCTACGGCAAGAAGCCGCCAAAGAAATGAGCGACAAGGACAAAAGTTTCAACGCGGCTGAAGAGTCGCAGGTCAAGGATCGCAAGCGCAAAGATGAGCGCTTGCGCGACATCGAGCTGGCGGACATGAAGAAGATGATGTCCACGTGCGAAGGTCGCCGATTTGTGTGGCGTTTGCTCGACCGGGCTGGTGTGTTTCGCACATCGTTTACGGGAAACAGCACCACGTTTTTTAATGAAGGCCAGCGCAACATCGGCCTCATTGTTTTGGCGGACGTGATGGCAGCAGCTGCTGACCAGTACGTCGTGATGATGAACGAATCCAAAGAGGATGACAGAACCAATGGCTGACGCAGATACCAACGCCGTGCAGGACAACACCGCAAACACGGCACAAGGTGGCGACGCAGCTGGTGCTGGTTCCGTACTGACCACTGAGCCGACGGGCAACGTGAACCAGGCGAAACCAGATCAAGCGTCTGGCGATACCACTGATGCAGGCACCGGAGATACGGGTGACAAGCAGACCGATAACAAGGATGCGAAACCCGAAGGTCCACCGGAAAAGTACGAGTTTCAATTGCCCGATGGCATGGAGCTCGACCAGGAAGCCCTAGCTGAGTTTGATCCGATTGCGCGAGAGCTCAATCTGAACAACGAGCAAGCGCAGAAGCTGGCGAGCATATATGCCAACCGAATGCAGAAGTCCGTACAGCAGCAGCAGGAGAGCTGGAACCAGACGATTGCAAAGTGGGTATCCGACATGAAATCGGACAAGGAGATCGGTGGCGACAGTTTTACGCCCAGCGTGAAACATGCTCAAAACGCGATCAACAAGTTCGGTACGCCGGAGCTCAAATCAGCGCTCGACTCATACGGCATGGGAAACCACCCGGAGCTTGTGCGAGTGTTTGCGCGCATTGGCAAAGCGATGGCCGAGGACACGCATGTTGGCGGTAACGCCGGCGGCGCTGAAGCCGACCAAAGCAAACGTATGTTCCCCAACATGAAATGAAAGGAAGTTAAATGGCAACCCTTGCAACTACCCACCCAACCCTGCTGGACGTGACAAAGCGTCTGGACCCCCAGGGCAAGATCGACACGATCGCAGAGATCATGAACCAGACCAACGAGATCTTGGACGACATGGTCTGGCTCGAAGGTAACCTGCCGACCGGCCACCGCACCACCATTCGCACCGGTCTGCCCACCCCAACGTGGCGCAAACTGTACGGCGGCGTGCAGCCTGGCAAATCGCGCACCGTGCAAGTGACCGATGCGACCGGTATGCTCGAAGCGTATGCCGAAGTCGACAAGGCATTGGCTGATTTAAACGGCAACACCGCGGCATTTCGTCTCTCGGAAGATCGTGCGCACATCGAAGGCATGAACCAGGAGTTTGCTTCGACCCTGTTCTACGGTAACGAAGCCACTGAGCCTGAAGCCTTCACAGGTTTTGGTGCGCGCTTTAATGATCAGTCGGCAGAAAATGGCGACAACATCATCACCAGCGCAGCGACACCTGACAGCACCGACAACACCTCGATCTGGCTGGTGGTCTGGGGTCCGAACACTGTCCACGGCATCTACCCCAAGGGCAGCAAGGCGGGCTTAAACATGGAAGACAAAGGCCAGGTCACCATCGAGAACGTGGACGGCAACGGCGGCCGCATGGAAGCCTACCGCACGCACTATCGCTGGGACTGCGGTCTGTCGGTTCGTGACTGGCGCTATGTGGTTCGCGTCAACCTCGATCAGGAAGACCTGGTCAAGAATGCCGCGTCCGGTCCTGACCTGATCGATTTGATGACTCAGGCTGTGGAGCTGATCCCTTCGCTGTCGATGGGCCGTCCTGCGTTCTACATGAACCGCACGCTGCGTTCGTTCCTGCGTCGCCAGATCGCCAACAAGGTCGCGGCTTCCACCCTGACTATCGAACAGGTAGCAGGCAAGCACGTCACCATGTTTGACGGTATCCCTGTGCGCCGCTGCGACGCCATCACCAACACCGAGTCCGGCATCTAATCGGCTCAATCAAAGAAAGGAAAGCATCATGATTCTCGACGAGCGTAATGAATTTGCCGATGCAGTCTCGGTCGCCGGTTCTGCCGGCACCGCGCTGATCGGTGACGTGATTGACCTGGGCGCCACGTCCAGCGACATCGGCAACGGCCAGCCTCTGTACCTGGTCATCCAGACTGACACGGAGATCATCACCGGCGGCTCTGCCGGCACGATCCAGTTCCAGCTGGCGTCCGACGCAGCAGCAGCTATTGCCACGGATGGCTCTGCGACCGTGCACTACACCTCTGCATCTTTGGTCACCGACGACGCTGCGGCGAACTCGGCTGCCTTGAATGCAGGTGGTGTGATCGCTGCAGTAGCGCTGCCTAATGGCACCTATGAGCGCTATCTGGGCATTCTGGCCACCATTGGCACCACCACTGTGACAGCAGGCAAGATCAACGCCTTCCTGACCACTGATGTGGCCAAGTGGGTCGCCACAGCTGACGCCATCTGATAAGGGCGCACCGACATGAAAGTCAAAGCAATCACTGACGGCTTTTATGGCGGTGTGCGTCAGCGCGCTGGCGCTGTGTTTGAGATCAAACCAGGCGCCAAGGGCAAGTGGTTTGAGCCAGTCGCTGACGATACACCTGTCGAAAAACCCAAGGCCAGGGCAAAGAAGCAAGAGCCCATTGCCTTGAGCGAGATCCAGGCTGATGTGCCTGTGAGCGAGCGCGAAGTTATTTGAAACACCGCAAGGGCTATGCGCCCTTGCTCTACGAATTCACAGCGGAGCCTGACATGGTCGACATGAAATCCAAGCCAGAAGTCGAAGAGAAACCCGGCATGGTCGAATCGGATGAGCCGCGCTACCCGTATGGCTTGTGCCTGCACTTGGGCAAGGACGAGCTCGAAAAACTTGGCATGACGACGCTGCCTGACGTGGGCGCGAAGATGAACGTCATGGCCATGGGCTACGTCAAAAGCACCAGCGCCTACGAGACGCAAGACGACGGCAAGTCGATGAGTGTGGAGATCCAGCTCACTGACCTGGAGCTCTCGCCAGGTGAGCGCAAGGATCCAGCCGAAGTCATGTACGGGCAGGGCTAATCCATGGCAGCGTCCGTCATCTCCATCTGCAACATGGCCTTGGCACGAGTTGGCGTGTCCAGTTTTATTTCTTCGCTGACTGAGCCCAGCAACGAAGCGCGCGTCTGCGCGCTGTTCTACGAGCAGATGCGCGACTACGCGCTGCGCGACTATCCGTGGAATTTTGCGAACACCCGCGTGGCATTGTCTGAGGCGGGCGACGCGCCAACCAATTGGGAGTACATGTACGTCTATCCCAGTGACTGCCTAAAGGCCCGCGCTATCGTTCCGCCGGGCCTGCGCGCACCGCGCAGCGACCAGCGTATTCCGTTTGAGACGGGTTACTACAACGGCCAGCGCGTTATCTACAGCAACCTGGATCAGGCCGAGCTGATTTACACCAAGCGCATTGAAGACCCCACCATCTTCGACCCCATGTTTGCCTCGGCGCTGTCCTATTTGATTGCCGCTGAAATTGCCATGCCGCTGGCTGTACAGCCCAAGGTGGCCGAGCAGGCGCGCAGCGCTTACATGATGGTGGCCTCATCGGCAGCGGCAAGCAATTTGACTGAAAGCACCGAACAATCGGCGCCAGATTCCGAATTTATCGCAATACGGGGAGTGCTCGATGGGCAGCAGCCTAATACAGGCGTCGTTTACGGGGGGTGAGCTCTCGCCGTCGCTGTACGGTCGCGTCGACCTGGCACGCTACGGCACGAGCTTAAAGACCTGCCGCAATTTTATTGTGCAAGCCTATGGCGGCGTGCGCAATCGCGCCGGCACAAAGTTTTTGGCCGAGGTCGCCAGCAGCAGCCGGCGCCATCGATTGATCCCGTTCGCGTTTTCGACGACGCAAACCTATGTGCTGGAGTTTGGCCACCAGACCATGCGCGTCTACAAGGACGGCGGCCAGGTGGTCTACAGCTCGGGCGGCTCGGCGGGCTCGCCGGTCAACGTGGCCACACCCTGGTCGGAATCCGATCTTCCGTTACTCAACTTCACGCAGTCGGCCGACGTGCTGTACGTGTGCCACCCAAGTTACCAGCCGCGCACCATCAGCAGAACCGCGCACGACGCTTGGACCGTGGCTGAGTTCGACAACATCAAAGGCCCGTTTCAAGACATCAACACCAACACGTCGTTGATTGTCCAATCCAGTGCAACGACCGGCACTGTTACGCTCACAGTCAGTGGCGGTTCGCTGTTTCAGTCCTATCACGTCGGGCAGCTGTTTTACCTGGAACAAAAAAACTTTGGCCAGCCCTGGGAGGCCGGCAAAGCGGTGGCGTTAAATGACATCCGGCGCTCTGACGGCAAGTATTACCAAGCAACCAATGCGGCAACCACCGGTTCGTTGCGCCCAACGCACGAGGCCGACGACTGGTCCGACGGCGCGGTGACCTGGCGCTTCTTGCACCCAGGCTTTGGTATTTGTCGCATCACCGCTGTGGCCAGCGGCACGAGCGCAACGGCGACGGTCATCTTGCGCATACCGGACGAGACAACCGCCACGGCCAGCTACAAGTGGGCGTTTGAAGCCTGGGGCGGCAATCAAGGCTATCCAGCCAGCGTGGCATTTCACCAGCAGCGACTGTGTTTTGCGAACACCACCGCGCAGCCGCAAACCGTGTGGATGTCGCGCACCAATGCCTACGTGGATTTTGGCAAGAGCAATCCAATTGCTGATGATGACGCGGTCAACTTTACGATTGCCTCGCGCCAGGTCAATGCAATCCGGCACATGCTCACACTTGACAAGCTGGTGCTGCTGACATCGGGTGGCGAGTGGATTGTCGCAGGCGCCGAAAATGACACCATCTCGCCGTCGTCGATCAACATCAAGCAGCAAGGCTACCGCGGCAGCTCAACGGTGCCACCGCAGGTGATCGGCAACACGGCGCTGTACTTGCAGGACAAGGGATCGACGGTGCGGGATCTGGGCTATGAGTTCGCGTCCGATTCCTACACCGGCAACGACCTGACGATTCTGTCTTCGCACCTGGTGCAGGGCTACACAATTGAGGAATGGGCGTATCAACAGGTGCCCTTTACGTGCCTGTGGTGTGTGCGTGACGATGGTGTACTGCTGTCAATGACGTACATGCGCGAGCAGCAGGTCATTGGCTGGCACCGGCACGACACTGACGGCGAGGTTGAGAGCGTGTGCGTGATCTCTGAAGGCACAGAAGACGCGCTCTACATTGCAGTCAAGCGCACCATCGGTGGTGTCACCAAGCGGTATGTGGAGCGTATGAACACGCGCTACATCACTGACATCAAGAACGCCTTCTTTGTCGATTCTGGCTTGTCTTACGATGGCAGAAATACAGGTGCTACCACCATGACGCTCACCTCCAGCGGTGCGTGGACTTACGGCAGTGCGGCCACGTTTACGCTAACAGCCAGCGCCAGCTACTTTGTGGCGGGCGATGTGGGTAGCGAGATTCATTTGACCGCCGACGACGACAGAATCCTGCGCTTGGCTATCACGGCACGCACCAGCGGCACGGTAGTCACGGTGACGATCAACCGCGACGTGGCCACCGAGCTGCGCAGCACAGCCACTACCCATTGGGCGCATGCCCGCAAGAGTTTTTCTGGGTTGTCGCACTTAGAGGGCAAGACTGTCAACGTGCTGGCCGATGGCCATGTTGCACCACAGGAGGTGGTGGCCAGCGGTGCTGTGGCTCTGGTGCAGGCGGCAACCGTCGTGCATATCGGCCTGCCGATTGAAGCCGACTTTGAGACGTTAGACATCAGCGCGCCCACGGGTGAGACGATCCGAGACAAGCAAAAAATCGTGCAAGCCGTGCGCTTGCTGGTTGAAGATTCACGCGGCATTTTTGCAGGCCGGGATGAGAGCAACTTGGTGGAGTACAAGCAGCGCGCCCAGGAAGGTTACGACGATCCGGTGGCGCTGCTCACTGGTGTAGCCGACATTCTGATTGCCGCAACTTGGAGTAAAGAAGGCCGGGTGTTCGTTCGCCAGTCTGACCCGCTGCCGCTGTCGATCTTAGCAGCCATTCCGGAGGTCACTGTTGGCGGCGCATAAGTACGCTGTGATTGAGGCGCTGCCCGAGCACGTGGCGCCCATGCTGCCCATCATCCGGCCAGAAGATGTGGAGGAACTATGGGCAGCCAATCGCGTGAGCCCGGAATACGCGCTAAGACACGGGATCGCCTGTTCGACGGCGAGCTGGACCGGCACAGTCGACGGGCGGCCGGTGTGCATGTTTGGTGTTGCGCCAGCCTCGATGTTGGGCTCGGTAGGTGTGCCGTGGATGATTGGGACAGTCGAGATCGATCAACACGCAAAAGCATTTTTAAGACGCAATAAAGCGTATGTAGATCGCATGGCCACGCTGTACAATTATTTGGTGAACTACGTGGATTCCCGCAACACGCGAGCCATTGTTTGGCTTAAATGGTTGGGGTTTACGATACACGATGCACAAGCGCACGGGCCTGATGGCGTGCCGTTTCATCGTTTCGATATGAGAGCGAATCATGTGTGACATTATGACCGCGCTGACTGTAGCAGGAAGCGCTGTAAGCGCATCTGCAAGTATGCAGCAGGCCGAAGACGCTCGGAACATGGCGGCGTACAACAAGCAGGTGCGCGATTATCAAGCGCAAGACACGATTGCACGCGGGGCCGTGGAAGAACAAAAGCAGCGCGAACAAGGTCGCCAATTTATGGGACGCCAACGCGCAGCCATGGGTGCATCGGGCGCGATGGCAGACTCCGGATCATTTGGTGATGTACTGATCCAGTCGGCTGAGATGAGCGAGCGCGACGCACTGACCATTCGCAACAACGCGATGCGCGCTGCGTGGGGTTACGAAACACAAGGTGCTGCTGAAGAGTTTGAGGGGCGTGCTAGGTCGCGGGCATACCAGGGCCAGGCACTGGGTTCTGTGCTGACGGGCGCTGGCAACGTCTACGCGGCCGGTATCAAGAAACAGTGGTGGGAGTAAGCGATGCCGCGCATTCCAGTCTATGAGCAAACGCAGGAGCAGGTCGGTAACCTGCCCAGTCCGTCAATCAACCCGGTCATGCCCAACGCCGGCGAGGCAATTTCCTCTGCTGTGAGCGGCGTTATGAACGCGATCAATAGAGCGCGGGAGGAAGCCGATCAGTTTCGCGCACAGGATGCAATCAACAAGCTCAACCTGGCTGACAACGAGCTGCTGTTTGGCAATGGCACGTCATCGGATGCGCCGGCATCCAACATGCAAGGTGTGGCATCTCAAGTCAACAATGCTCTGCAGGGCGGCCAGCGTGAAATGGGCGCACTGAACTACAAAGGCGAGGCGGCGCTTAATCGCGGCGAAGGCAACAAGCCGCTCTCGGAAGAGTACAGCGCCAAATACCAGGCCAGGATTAGTGAGATTGCCGGCACGCTGGGTAATGACAATCAGCGTCGGCAGTTTTTGCTTAGCGCCGAGCGCATGCGTGCCGGGTTCGACGAGCGCGTGCGCAATCACGAGATGCAGCAGGGAGACGTCTACAAAGAGAGCGTCTACAAAGGCTCCGTGGCCGTCGAGAATCAGCGCGCAGCGCGCTACTACGACAACCCAACCGAATTGCAAAGCGCCATGGGTCGCATCGTCGAGGAGACGACGCGCTACGCGATGAGCAAGGGCATGAGCAAAGACGCGACCAAAGCCCTGGTACTTGAAGCTCAAAGCAACATGCACTCGATCGTGATTAACCGACTATTGGAAGAGCAAAAGCCACTGGCGGCTAAAGCGTATTTTGATTTGCACCGCGACGCGATCGATGCCAAAGACACGAGCGCAGCGATCAAAGCGGTCGGCGTGGTCGGCATTGACGCCGAGGTGTCGGACTTTGTCGACAAATTAGTAAACGGCAATTTGGGCCCCGGAGGCGATGACCGCAAGCCATTTCAAATCGACAAGATGGCCAACGAAATTCGCAGCAAGTACAAGAACAACCCACAAGCGCGTGACGTGGCGATTAAGCAACTGGTTGAGCGCAAGCAATTGCACGATGCCGGCGTGGCCGAGCGCTTGCAAAATGACAATGGGCAGACTGTCAATGTGGCTGTTGGTTTGGCTCAGAATGCGCACAAGCCAAAAAATGATAGTGACGTCTACGATTTGGAGAAAGCGCTTCAAACACTGCGCGATGATGTGACGTTAAAAGACAAGCCCGATCTGCTGGCCAAGGCGGAGACTAAGCTAACGCAGGATTACAACGTGTGGAGTGCTGCGTCGACCAAACGCAATGAGGAGCGTGTAGGCAAGCTTTGGGGATTGGTGGCGGACGGTGTGACGCTAGAGGCTATTCAAAAGTCTGACCCCTATAAACAACTGGGCCCGGTGCAGCGCAAAAAATTTGAGGACGATCTCCGCAGAGATGAAGACCAGCGCGCAGCAGCACGCGATGCGCGTGAGAGTCGCGACTGGGCGCGCGAGCAGCGCTCAAACAGCAGGAACGAAGATGCGGTCTGGTCAGCTGCAGGTCGAGGCGACAAGCTTGATGTCATTACGCAGATGCCTGAATGGGGCAACTTGCCAGGCAGCATTCAGGAAAGACTACGCCAGCAGATTTCCTCTGCGCGCAATACGGAAGAATTGCGCAAGCTCCAAGAAAAGCAGCGCACTGAGAACACCAACCGCGACGCTGTCTGGAATGCGGTGCTGGCTAAGCAGCCAATGGCCAAGATCCGCGGTATGCCCGAGTGGAAAGCCCTGGGCGGCACTGATCGGGCGCAGCTTGAGAACCAGATTGAGAATTTCCGAAAACCAGAAGGAATGAGCGCAGGCAGCAGAGAAGAAATGCGCATCAATCAGGACGCCAATTATCAGATGCTGACAGAAGATCCAGACAGACTAGCCCGTATGTCAGAGGACGAAATTCGGGCGCTTGTGCCAGATCTTGGTCGAGGTAATGTAAGCAAGGCTATTACCTACAAGCGCAAACTCCAGACAGACGCAGCCACCGTCAAGTTCGACAAAGACTTGCTGGATTCGCGTGCCTTTAAGGCAGGCATTGCGGTGTATGACGCGGACGGCAAAACTGACAAAGGCAAAAGAATTAAGGCCACAATGGCGCAGCTCAACGATCGTGTTGAAGAAGTCATTTTAGCCAAGCAGAAGAACCTGGGCCGACCACTGCGTGAAGATGAAAAGACGCAAGTTATCGACACTTTGTTGATGGTGGGCCCCGTCAGAATGCAGCAAAAAGGCGGCTTGTTTGGCAGTGGCTCCATTAGCTACGAGGACAAGCGCGTCTTTGAGGTGCGTGATATGAGCAATTTTGGCCGGCCAGGCGATCGCGAAAAGGTCATCAATGCCTACACAGCCAAGGGCGTGCAGCCGACAGAAGAACAGATTCTGCGTGGCATCGCTGCGCTCAACAAGAAATAGGACAACGACATGGGGCAGCGCGACCTTGAAACTCTGATTGGCAACGAGCTGCTGCTGGAAGAGAAGTCCCAGCGCACCAGGCAGTCGTTGTCATTTGGTTTTCAGCAAAACCCAGATGATTACGCCAAGAACTTAAAGCTTGGCAACAAGAGTGGCGTGTCGGCCGAGTTTGCTGCCGACAACAAGTTTGATCTCGAGCGCATCAACCGCATGCGCAATTTGCCGATCGATCAGATCCAGCGGCAAACACCCAAAACCTCGGAGTACTTTTCTAACCGGGACAACGCTGCGGTATCGCACGACGACCTGGATCTGTTTGGCACGATCGAGAACACACTGCGCTCTGTACCCGCGGGCCTCGAGCAAGGCTGGGACAAGCAGCGCCAAATGTTTCTCAACTTCAAGGAAGTCATGGGGACTATTACCCCGTCCGAGAAGGTGCAGCTCAAGCGCCTGGAAACGCTGGCCCAGCAGCGCAGCAAAGAGTTTAAAGACGGTCTACCCAGCTGGACCAAGGCAGCCAGCGATGTGATTGGCATGAGCGCCTACTCGGTGCTCGATGCGTTGAAGTACGAAGGCGCAATCGGCATGGGCACAGGTGCGGCCACAGGCGCAGCCATGGGCTTGATTGGCGGCCCTGGCGCGCCAGTGACATCAACGGCCGGCGGCGCTACCTTTGGTTTGATTGGCTTAAAGACCGGCACCACGGCAGGCGTGGTGCTCAACACCTACGAGTCAAGCGTGGGTGAGGTCTACGACGACTTGAAGCAATTTAAGTTTGCCGACGGCACGCAGCTCGATCCCACCGTGGCACGCTATGCCTCGATCATTGCTGGTGTGCCAAACACGGCGCTGGAGACGTTTTCCCTGGGCAAGAGCTTGCGCCTGGTGCCAGGCGCGGACAAGTTAATTGGCACGCTTAGCACCCAGCAGATCAAGACCGTGCTCGCACGCCCAACCATGCGCGCAGCCATGAAAGAGATCGGCAAGAAGTATGCCGTGGCTGTAGGCACCGAGACATTCACCGAAGGCCTGCAAAAGTTCATCTCAATTCTTTCTCGCGAAGCGGCAGCAGAATTTGAAGGCAAGCGCGAGAAGCAGCCCTACAACGCCACACAGCTTGCGCAAGACGTCGACGACATCCTGGCTGAGTCTACCGAAGCATTCAAGGCAACTGTTGTCCTGGGCGGCATTGGTGGGGGCACGAAGGCCTACTCCGCACGTCAGCAGGTTAAGAAAGCAGAACAGTCGCAAGCCGTGTTCGAGGCCCTGGGCGAAACAGCCAGCCAGTCCAACACATTAAAGCGCATGCCGGAGAAGTTCCGCGAGTTTGTCGCAACCGTCACAGCCGACGGCCCCGTGCAAAACGTCTACATCGATGCGCAGCGCTTTAGCACGTACTTCCAAAGCCAGAGCATTGATCCTGCCGCAGCCGCCCAAGAAGCTGGTGTGCGCAACTTTGAAGAGGCTGTGGCCACCGGCACCGACCTGGTAATTCCGATCGACCAATTTGCTGAGCGCATTGCGCCTACCGAACACCTGGCGGGCCTGCAGCCTGACATGCGACTGCGCCAGGGCGACATTAGTCTGCGCGAAGCCAACGAGTACTTGGCCGAGCAAGAGGCCATCGACGAAGAAGTGATTGCCCAGGCGCAGGCTTCGGTGGGTGAGATTGACACGCCGGCGACCACCAAGATCCGCGACGACATGACCGGGCAGCTGATCGCCTCGGGCAGTGATCGCACCACGGCAGAAGCTTATGCCACGCAGTACGCCAAGGTGATCAACAGCCTTGCCACACGCGCAGGCATTGACCCAGTAGCGCTGCACGAGCAGTACAGCCTGGGCGTATCTCGCCCGCTGCCTGAGATCTTGACGCGTGATACGCGAGCTGACATCAACCTGGATCCTTTGCTTGACACACTGCGCAGCGGCACGACTCCTACCGACATGGACATCTTTGGCCCGTCGCTAGTGGAGTTTGTGCGTGCGCAGGGCGGCATTTTGCCCACGGGCGAGCTGGTTGATGCGGACATGAACAACCGGCCATTTCAGCGCAACCTGGTGCAGCTCGCAGGCCTGTCGCCCGATCAGATCGGCGAGCGGGCAGTGGAGGCGGGCTACTTCCCTGGGCGAGACGTGGGCAGCATCACGGAGGCAGACATCTTTGATGCGCTCGATGAAGAGCTGCGCGGAGGCAACCAGCAATTCGCAGCGCAGAATTTTAATGAGCAGCTGCTGCAGCAGCGCGACACGATCAACCAACTGGCCGACTACCTGGACGCGCTGGGCATCGATGTGGGTGCGATTACCGACAACGCCCAGGTGCGCCAGCTGATCGACGCGGCGACCCAGCAGGCGGGGCTGGGTGATCAGTTAAATGAGCTGTACCAGCGCGTAAGGGCGCAGGCCGAAGGCAGGAGCGTTCCGAACGAGATCGATGCCGTATCCAATGTGGAGTCGGCATTTGAGTTTGCGGGCAGCCAGTCGTTTCCAACAAACAGGGATTTCAAGCTTGCGATCCAGGAGCGCGTCAACAACGCTGCCAAGGCGGCCGGCGTAAACCTGGACGAGTTTAGCCAGGGCACCGAAGAGTACCTGGTGCGCATTGCCATGGCAGACGGCATCACTGCCTTGCGTACCAACGCCAACGCGGTGGGCTGGTACAACGAGAAGGTGACCAAGGCACTGCGCCTGGTGTCGTTGATTCACCCGGAAGTGTCCACGGATCCGCAGGCCAAGTTTGCTTTTGTGTGGGCAATGGCCGTCACGTCCAACGGCCTGAAGGTCGACAAGAATTTTGAGCTGGCCGAGATGGCCTACGAGCAGTGGAAGGCCTCCGGCGGCAAGATGCCTACCGACATCGGCATTGGCACTGCGGCCGGCGCGATCAACAAAGCCATGGGCATGTACAACACGCTGATCGAAAAGCACGGCTTTGAAGTGGTCGAACGGTTCATGACCACCATGCAGCCCGCTGGTGAGGTGCAGAAGTTCACCGGCCAGAAAATCAGCGGCGAGAACCTGACGACCATGGTGTACGGCGCCGCAGCGCTAGGTCCGAAGATTGGCAACGGGTTCTTCATGAACCTGTACGGGCGCTTCGAGCAGCTCACCATGGACCGCTGGTTGATGCGCACATGGGGCCGCTGGACCGGCACGCTGGTTGAAATCAACCAGGCGCAGATCAAGGCCAAGCGCGCCCAGTTGAAGGACGTGATCAAGGCCCTGTCGCCCGCGGACAAAAAGGCCTTTGAAGCCATCATCAAGCGCAAGCTGTCTGTGAGCGATTTGGACGCTGTTGGCGTGGCCATCTGGAAAGCCAGCCAGAAGCCGGCCAATCGCCTGGAGATGGCCAAGATCGGTGTGTTTGACGAAGCCGGTGCGGCCAAGATCGTCGAGATTATGGGCGAGGCCAAGAAGGGCACCGAGCGCGTGTCTTTTGGTGACGAGCTGCGCAAGGTTGGCAACGCGCTGACGAAGTACTTGGACGGCCAGAAGGAAGCGCCAAGCGGCCCGCCGGAGCGCGGCAACATCAGAAAAGTGTTTAGCCGTGTGTTGTCTGAGCTGCAACAGACCTATCCGGCGCTTACAATGTCGGACTATCAGGCACTGCTTTGGTATCCGGAGAAACGCCTGTATGATGCTGCAAAGACCGCCGAAGAGGCGACCGAGAGCTACGAAGACGACGAGGCACCCGACTATGCCAACGCAGCAGCCAAACTTGCCAGAGCAAAAGGAATCAGCGACGCCGACATCGCAGACGCCGTCGCAGCCGTCGATGCCGAACTACAGGCCGCAAACGGAGCAGCAGGAGTTCGACCAGGAGAACGAGGACCTGGAGATCGCGCAGCTGGTCAAGGGAACGTCCTCTACCAAAGCCTAGATCAAGGCGACCCGCTTTCCGACAAGCGCGGCTTTATCCAGTTTGGCCCGAATCGCAAGTTCAACATTGCGCTGCTTGAAAAAGCAAACCTCTCCACATTCCTGCACGAGACTGGCCACTTCTACCTGGAAGTGATGGGCGACCTGGCCGAGCGGCCAGACGCCACCCAGCAGATCAAAGACGACTACGCTGCGGTGCTCAAGTATTTGGGCTTGACCTTGCGCGCTGAGTTGACGCTTGATGGCAAGACGGTCGGCAGCGCAGAGTACAACCGCGCAGTGCAAGCGCACGAGCGCTTTGCCAGATCCAATGAAGCCTACCTGATGGAAGGCAACGCGCCCAGCGAAGAGCTGCGCCCGCTGTTCCAAAAGTTCAAGGCCTGGCTGGGCTTGATCTACAAGTCCATCACGTCGCTGGACGTCAAGCTCACCAACGAGATCCGCGAAGTGTTTGACCGGATCTACGCCACCGACGAGGAAATTGCGGCCGCCAAAGAGCAGGTCAGCAGCGTGCAGATGTTTACCACCGCCACTGATATGGGCGTGACGCTGGCGGAATTTGATGCCTACAAAAAGTCCGTCGAGCAGACCGTGGAGTCGGGCAAAGAAGCGCTGCAAGCCAAGCTCATGAAGCAGATGCAGCGCGAGCGCGAGGCCTGGTGGAAAGAGCGCAAGGCTGAGATGCGCGCCGAGGTCGAGGTCGAAACAGATCTCACGCCTGTGTACGCAGCCTTCAAAACGCTGACCGAGGGCAAGCTCGAGGACGGCACACCCATTCGCCTGAACAAGCAGGCGCTGGTTGAGCGCTACGGCGAGGATTACTTGAAGCGCTTGCCGCGCAGCTTTGGCCGCATCTACACTCGCCAAGGCGGCATGGATCCCGAATCGGCGGCCGAGTTCCTGGGTTTTGAGTCCGGCGACAAGCTGATCGAAGCGCTGGCTGGCATGAAGCCGCGCAACGAGTACATCGCCGCCGAGGTCGACGTGCGCATGCGCGAGGCTTACGGCGACATAATGACCGATGGGACGATCGCAGACGAAGCCATCGCAGCGTTGCACAACACGCACCGCGAAGATCTGCTGATGATCGAGCTGAAAGCTTTGCGTCGCAAGCAGCGCGAGGTGGCGCCGTTTGTGCGCGTGGAGCGCCAACGCCAGGCTGGCGAGCGCCGGCAGGCCAGAGCAGCCATCAAGACGCCGCCCGCCAAAGCTTTCCGGGCAGCCGCGCAAGGCCTAGTCGGCCAGACCGCCCTGCGCGACTTGGATCCTTACAAGCATCTGCAGGCCTCACGCAAAGCAGCCCGCGAGGCGTCAAACGCTCTGGTGTCGGGTGACTTCCAGCTGGCAGCAGATGCCAAGCAGCGCGAGCTCCTAAATCACTTCATGTACCTGGAGGCCACCAAAGCCAGGGAAGAAGCAGAGTCAATTCTGAAGTACGCGCAGCGCTTCGAGAAAGGCACCACGCGCGAGCAAATGGGCAAGGCAGGTGATACCTACCTCGAGCAGATTGACGCCATCCTGGACCGCTACGAGTTCCGCAGGGTGCCGCTTTCCAGGATTGACCGGCGCCAGTCGCTCGAGCAGTGGATCACTGACCAGGAAGCACAGGGGTTGGAGCCCGCCATCGATGCGCGCCTGCTCAATGAAGCGCGCCTGGTCAACTATCGCCAGGTGTCCATTGACGAGCTGCGCGCTGTGCGCGACGCGGTCAAGAACATCGAGCACCTGGCGCGCCTGAAAAACAAGATCGTCACCAAGAACAAAGAGTTTGCATTCCAAGAGGCGATCGCCGAGTTGGTGGCAATTGCTGAAAACAATGGCCAGCGCCGCATGCTGCCGCCCGATCTGTCTGCTCTGACCATGCGCGAGAAGGCCGGCGACACGGTGAGTCGGCTTGACTCGCAGCTGCTCAAGATGGAGCAGCTCATCGAGTGGCTCGACGGCGGTCGCGTCGACGGGCCCTGGCACACCTACTTGTGGAACCCGATCTCCCAGGCACAAAGCGATGAGAACGACCTGCACCGCGATCTGACCGAGAAGATCGTCGCATCGCTTGAGCAAATGCCCAAAGAGCAGCGCAAGTCGATGCTGGACACTTACGACATCCCTGGCATTGGGCGCGTGACGCGCAAGTACATCATCTCGATGGCGCTTAACCGCGGCAACGAAGAGAACCTGGGCAAGATGCTGCGGGGCCACAACTGGAACATGGACATGGTCGAGGCGGCGTTTGCCAAGCTCTCGGCAGCCGACTGGCAGTTTGTGCAAGCGACCTGGGACAACATCAATACGCTCTGGCCGCAGATCGTCGAGCTTGAGAAGCGCGTCACTGGCTTGGCACCCAAGAAGGTCGAGGCGCAGGCCTTTGTGGTCACCGTGAACGGGCAAGACATTCAGATGCAAGGCGGCTACTTCCCGCTGGTCTACGACCCGCGCTTTTCTGAAATGGGCGCCAGGCAAGAATCTGGCAACCTGGGCCAGCTTTTTGAGGAAGGCTATGTGCGTGCGACTACGTCCAAGGGCCACACAGAAGCGCGTAACCAGGGATTTGCGGCGCCGCTGCAGCTTGATTTTGAGCAGGTCATCACACAGCACACCGGCAAGGTCATCAAAGATCTGACGCACCGCGAAGCTATCGTGGCGGCCAACAAAATCTTGACCAACAGCGAGATCCGCAACGTGCTGCAAGAAACCTTGGGCCCGGCCTACGAGAAGCAGATGCTGCCTTGGCTGCGATCG